GATACCTGCTAGTGAAGACCCTGAGATACAAGTTAAGTGGGCAACTTATCAGGGGCTACCCAACAGGTCAATTGCAGATAGCGTGGTACACATCTAGGAACCTAGCGCCGCTTTCTATCGTCTCTGGCGTGTCTTTGACGCTATAGCTAGGCAAGTCCCTAGCCAACTCCCTACAGATCGTCCGAGATGTCTCTGATGCGCTTGTAGCGCCGCAAGCGCTCAATAGCAGGCATATTGTCACCGTCAGCCCTACGCACCCGATCAGCCGCATCTTCTATCTCCCTAGACTTCTTTAAGTTAGCACGTTCCTGCCTCATTTGAGTATCTAGTGCGCCTGAGTGCCTACCGTACATATAAATGCCCCATAGACCCATTAATGCGCCCGTAAAAACAATAATGTAGCCTTTAAACTTTAACCAGATTGCCATTCCCCACTCCTCATTTGCTCTGCCATCTCAGTTGCACGGTTCGGTGTTTGCTTTGCCCATAGTGACTTCAGCATACCGTCAGCAGCACCATCGTAGTCGCCCATCTCAACTAAGCTAAGGGTTTTCTTAAACTTCATTAGCCCAGTGATACCCATCTGGAACGCCATGTTCATCAGCACCGCTTGCCTTGGTATACTCAAGCTATCAAAAAAAGGTATGTTTCTGTGTAGCACGCTTAAGACAGCAGATACATCGTTCTGCAATAGGTACTCAGCTTCGCCCTCAGAAATGCCACCGTGCTTGGCTTTGTCAATCAATCGACCATAGCCAATGGTTAGATAGCCAAGTGAATCCTTGTAGGCGTTTAAGACTAGCCCCTCATGGCGCTTGATCTGCGCTACGCCCTTGGTCATCAAGTCGTGATTGTTTGATGACACGGGCAACTGGGCTTGCGAGGACACAGAGGATTCCAATGGCTTTGAAGATGGTGTCTGGGACTTGTCCTGTGATTTCAGCAGGGAGAGTATTGATGACAGTAGCGACATGAGCAGGGAATACCTCTAGAAAAGTTAATAAAACACCGCCTAAGATAGACAGCCTGACCGACCACCACTTAGACCAGTCACGGGCATCGGCTACGAGTTTCATACTGGCGCACCCCTAAAGTAAGCCACGCCATCTAGCACAGCGCAGAACTCAGGTTGGATTAGCCTACCGTTAATGATTGTCAGCACAGCGAATCCGCTACAGTGGTTGGATGGATTGTCTTCCCCATAGGCCATTTGATCGCCATCTGTATCGCATAGCGTCCCAGTGTCAATGCCCCAGCGAGAGCCGTTGTAGTCCGACACAATCGTAGCTTGCAACCTATGTAGATGGCCAGTCGCCATCGAGACACCCGCTTTCATGGCATTGTTATATGTAGCGTGCAGGCCATTGGCGTATCGGTGTTTTATCATCAGGTTCTTGTTGACGAACATCGACATACAAAAGAGCCAACGTGGGAAATGTTCTTTGAGTGAGAAGCCTGGCACACCTTGGAACTCAGGCGCTTGGTTGGCCAGCTTTGCCTCGAACCGTTGGTCATGGTTGCCCATTGAAAACACTAACTTGGCGTTGCCAGCGACCTTTTCAATCTCACCCAGTCGGTCAGATACAGCCTCTAATTCTTCCTTAACGCTTGGCATCTTAAATGTCTCATATCCCGCTTTGGGATAACGGCTAATCGAAGCACCGTCAAAGGCATCACCGTTCATTACGATAATGTCAGGCTTGTGCTTTTTAACTAGCTTCACAAACGCTTTGTGAGCTGTACTTATCTCGTCTGGCCAATAGTGGGCATCGCTGGCAACAAAGATCACAGCGTTGTCTAAGTCAACGTCCATGCGTGACATATGGTCACGAACGTAGAACTCAGGCACACGGGAGTTTTTAGAAGCTAACCGGATTTTGTATTTGTTTTCAATGTACCTGCGTCTGGTGTACACATTGCGGATGTCTAACCCTGTGCGCTCGGTTATCTTAACCGCAGACCTATGCTCATACCAGAGACGAATAAAGTCCTCGTCCGAGACTTTTTGGTTTGATTTGACCGCCATGTGAATCCTTATTTTATGCCGCCAAGCACCGACATCTTTTTAATCATGCCCTTTGGAATACCAATTAGGTTTGCGCAATCACCATCGAACCATGTCTGCGCCACCAATACTCCCTGCTTGGTTTCGTCCATCAGGAATCCGATAGTCCAGCAAGGTTCAAAGTCGCAAATTGGGACTGCCCCAAATTGCCAAGCATCTAAGTGATAAGCATCAATCCATTCAATCAACACCAACTTAGGACTTTTCATGGGCAACCTATTTCATAAAGGTTTCTATGACTAGCGCCACCACGATACCAACGACAATCCACGTTGCCTTGTCAATCAGTCGGAAAACAGCGCCACGGCTAATACTGATTTTTTCGACTTCTGTAACACGTTCAGCTATTTCATCCTGCGCTATTTCGTACTTGTCCATACGCTTAAACAATGTAAGCATCCTTTCTTCCATTCTTGCTAGACTGACAACGGCATCGGATAGTTTGTCTAACTTCTGCTCTATGCGAACTAATCTACCGTCATCCATTCTTTGCTCCAAAAGAAAACCCAACACAGTAGGTTTATAACATTACTAAGTTATAGTTTATCAATTACCACTAAGCAGTTTGTGTTGATTGTTCAACAGGTTAGCGGTTGATTCGTTTGCTTTTACCATCTCATTGCGGAAACTTTCTACAGCCGCCCCAGTCTGTCGTTGTTGCTGACTGTTCTCAATCATCAGTACTGGCATCCAAGCGATAGCACAACCCCACTCGTCTATCTCTTTCCCGGTGTTAGGGTTGTTGCCCCGTAGCTGAGTAAACCAAGCGCACTTGGTCTGGATACAGTCTTTCTTAATAAGTGGGCAGAATGTGCCAGGTTCTATTTTCATTAGTCTTTTGTCGCCACAATAACGTCTACATAAGCAATATCTAAATCTAATGTGTGGGTGTGTGAATCTCCACTACCTTGGTCACCAGTTGTGCCAGATACGCTAAATGAGTGGAAGTGGTTAGGAGCATCAACGATTGATATTCCTGTGGTCGCAATGTTTGTTCCTTGGTTTGTCCCAGCAGCCCAAAATGTATTTGGGTTTCCGCCACCGCCGCTATAACCTAAGTTCCCTGTGTAACCAATTGAGTGGGCGTGACCAGGATCAGTAACACTGTGGGTGTGAGCCCCACCATCCCCTGTGTTGCCACTTCCACTAAACGAGTGGTTGTGTATAGGCATCTGCGCTGTAGTAAGCGTAGTGTCTCCAACGGCTTGACTAGCAAAAGATGTTAAAGATAATGTTCCACCAGACCCTGCTGTACCAGAAACGATACGCAATGCCTTATCATCGTTAGTCGTATCCTTCGTCCAACCCACTGGTGCGGTTGTTTGTTGAAACAGCATCTTAGTACCAGCGGGTAAGGCATCTACCAAACGACCTGACATTGTGATTGCGTTAGTAAAGTTCGATGTCCCAGTCACCGCAAGATTGCCACCAACGGTTAACGAATCACCAGCAGAGCCAACTTGGAAGTCCTTTAACTGCGCCATTAGCTCTCGGATAGCATTGTTCACTAGACCAGGAGCCATGCCCTCGGCTAGGTTGATGCCGTCAATATCCGTGTTATTGCCTGGGTCAGCATCGTATAACGAGATTTTAGTTTTTGACATGAATATTCCTTATCTAGTCGTTCGCTCAGTCTGGTACAAAAGGTTGTACAGTTCTGGGTTAAGCAAAGAAGGTACTTGTTGCCGAGCAACATCTAAACCTCTAGCGCCTAATCCAGTAATAAAGGCAGATTCACCAGCAACCCGTGGAGATGAGGCAAGTGCCGACATTAACGCCGCTGGTACACCGCCTACCATCCCCGCAAGACCAGTTTGCCCAATAGCTGTTGCACCCTGAATCCCTCTAGGAGCCAATGATTGCAAAGACTGACCCGCAAGTCCTGGCATCATTAAGTTGCCGCCCTGTTCCTCTAACTGTCTTCCAACCCTTGTACGCATACCAAAGTTTGTATTTACGTTGTCACGCATAAGTGACTGCAACTTACGCATGGCAGTGTCAGCAGACGCTTTGTTACCCAAAGAGAGCGACTTTTCGATTTCCCTGATTGTTTCACTAGCATCTGTGTACGCTTTCATAGTGTTAGCGTAGGTAGGCGCTTGCTTAACAATCTCAGACTTAACTGAGTTGTAAACTTGATTGACAGTGGTAAAAGCATTTTTGTTTGGCTCTAGCCCATCAAGTATTGCGCCGATGGATTGCTTAAGAGCATCCATACCCTCTGGCGTGTGATACAAAGCTGGGTCGGATTGTTTCCACTCAGCGATTATTCCCTTAGCTTGCTCTAGTGCATCAGCCGCCTGTTGATCTACAACCTTGTTTTGATAGCGAGTCCGTCCTTCTGCTTTTTTTATGGCGTTATCAATACCTGAAAACGATAGCTGTGTTTTATCGTTTGCAACATTAACCATGCCAGACTTGTACGCTTGAGACCGATCATTTCTCAGTGCGGTAAGGTTCTCTTTTGCCGCATTTAAGATGTCCATCTGGTCAGCAGTGCCAGCAATATTGCTACGGAACTGTGTTGACCTCTCACCACCCTCTCGACCAGCCTGAAATGCCTGACGGATAGGTTCTTGACCTGCGCCAGTAGTCATCCCAAGAGCAGGGGCCAACACGTTCCCTACACCCCTTGTTGCTGACGTAACACCCCTAGCGGTAATGGCTAGTGGGTCAACCATAGACCCAGCCGCCCTTAGAGATTCGCCTGCGGCTTGTACGCTCGGCAAAGTAACTCTACCGCCAGTAGCCGCTTTTGTAGCACCAGCAGCGCCACGCAAAGCCGCACCACCACCAAACAGCACACTAGCAACATCAGCTAATACGCCAGCAGGGTCTTTTGAAATAGCTTGTTTAGCGCCTTCCGCAGTACCGTAGCGGTCAACATAGAACTGACCAACCTGAGCCGCCACTTCTCTTGATTGTGGGTCAGCACCAATAGCCTGAACAACACTTTCAGGCAATACGGACTGCAAAATGCCAGCACCTAAGTCAATAATAGTTTTAGCTGTGTCAATTGGACTAGTAACAGCAGAAAACACATCGCCAGCTAAATTTGCGGCAGACGATGGAAGGTTTCTAATAGCTTGACCTGCAACATTTAAAAATTCGCTTTGTGCTTGACCGCCAGATTGTTGATCCATTTCTGTTGGTTGACCAACCGACATTGGGTCATACTGAAACTGAGGCGTTTGTACTTGCTGTGTCGTTAAAAATGAAGCAACTTCGTTAAGGCTATATCCTTCATTTAATGCTTCAGCAAAGCGAGGATCGGACTGTTTCATGTAGCCCGTGATTTCCTCATCGCTGTAGCCTTCTTCTCGTGCTGTTTTGATCTTATCCAATAAGGTTGCCATATTATTTCCCCAAGATTTCAGATAAAGGTCTGCGTGGCTTTCCAGTCTTGGCTGAAGATTTTTTTTCTGGCTTAACATAATCTCTTAAAGTTAAATCAGGTACATCGCCATAGGTTCGCTTGTATGAGTTCTTAATGCGACCCTCAGACTGTTCCATTTCTTTTATTAGCGCCAACAGTGCCTTTTCCATTGCCTCTGGGGATTGAGCCTGCTCTAAGTTTTGAAACAAGTTTTCAAATCTACCGCCTTCTGCGTTAGAAACGTTACCAACACCGCCACCAGTAGGGTTGGCGTTACGCATATTCTGCAACCCAGTAACAAACGATTGGTTTTTTAGCGTATCAACCAATGCTTTAACATCTGCGGCTCCAGTGCCAGGAATAGAAGAAAGGGATGCGCCACCAAAACCAAATGCCGACTGCATGGCTGGGTGGTTATAAACCTGCGCTGCGCTGTTACGCATCTGCCTAATGTTATCAAGCGTGTATTCCATCGCTCCAGTTTGCGCTGGTCTGTCTAACTCTAGCTTTTCCTTGTTAGCCGCACTAATGCCTTGGCTTTGGATAAGAGGCACTTCCTTCTCACCTAAAGGCTTAGACAACTGTTCTGCGCCCATGCCAAAAAACTTTGGTGTAGCTGTTAGTTGCTCTCGGACGCTCGGCTGTGATGGTAGACCACCCTGCTGTGGCTGATTAACTGTTGGTGTGATAAAACTACCTTTACCTTGCGGGACTTGTGTTTTAACGCCGCCAGGCATATTGAACCCTGCCTGTTCTGCGGCAATGCTCAATTCTGCCGCTTTAGCTGCGTCTGGTGCATCCTTATACCGCAAAACATCTTGCTGTGCCTCGGGAGACAACTTTACAAAGTCTTTAGTGCCATACTTCATTTGCATATAAGCGTCTGTACTGGCATCTATTACCGTACCCTGCTCTTTTGGTAGTGAGGCCACCAACCGAGCCTTACCGTCTGGCCCCTCTACAAACCGTCCCTGACCAGGACTCAGCGTAAAAGTTGCTGGTTTGTTGGGAGCAGCAACTGGTTTCGCTCCAGCCTTAATTGAACTAACGGCTTCAGACGCTAAATCTGGGAAACGAGTAATAATTGTTTGTAGGGCTTGATAGTTAATCTGCCCATTCGGTGAATAAACTCCAGCCAATGATTTATTAAATTCATCTTGACGGGCTTTTTGAGATTCAGCATCCCTCATCTCCATGCCCTGCAAACCTTGGCGCTCTGCCTCGCTCATAGCATCTTGGTAGCCAGATAGACCACTAAGACCAGCCGCACCTAGAGCCTGACCTGCTGACGTAGGCGTGAGTGATGGCCCACTAGCCATAAGGCCAGCCAAACCAGCCTGTAGCAGTCCCATGTTTTGTGCGCTTTGCTGAGTCTTTTTAAACTCATCCTCGCCCAATAGACTTTGTAAGTAAGTGGCCATAATTACCTCGACAGTAAGGACAAACGACGACGCTGTGGTCTTTCTCGCTCATCTAATAAAGACATAACTGGGCCAGCCACCTGTGGTGCTTGCCCTCGTTTGATATTTGGCGCTGACATCTGCGGCTGTGGTTGTTGACCGCCCATTAATTTCCCACCCATCTTCGAAAGCTGACCCATCTTAGATGCGTCCATACCACCAGTTAAAGCAGACATTGTTGTGCTTGGTTCTCGCACCAGATGTTGCACCCCAGCCATAAATGGGTTGGCGCTGTATTCCAAACCACTGAGAGCAGCTTGCTCTAACACATCACCCATGACACCCGATGCGCCCCCTTCTACCAAAGAAGCGCCCACGGTTGATGGCAAACCAAACGCCCCAGCTTGTGCCGCAGTATTAGCACCAGCGGATGCCGCAGAACCAACCCCACCTAGTCCTCCACCTATCCCACCAGTAACGCCGCCCATAATAGCGCCTTGTAGGGGATTGCCGCCCATAGCCGCAGATGTTCCTGCCCCTAGTGCCGCACCAATTAAGATCGGTTCAATTCCAGACATATCCGTTCCTTATGACAAAAGACCGCCGGCCAAAGCACCGCCAGCCGCACCTAAGAATGGGTTGACACCACCCTCGTTAGCCAAACCGTAACCAGCCAAGCCTCCACTAACTGCGGAGCCCACTGGGTTTCGGTAGATAGGCTGAGATGTTTGCATACCCATCGGTGCGCCATAAGCGGATGACAGGAAAGACTGTAGAGACGAGTAAGGCGCTGATTGCTCAAAGTTGAAGCGGTTCATTGCATCACCCAATGCCATTTCCTGATAGCCCTCTTGCATCTGTCCAAGGTCGATAAGACGCTGGATGTCTGCGTAGTCCTGCGCTGCCATATCCGGTGACATAGCCGCCGCTTGCAACTGACGTTGCATATCGCTTGCCGCCGTCTGTCCAACACCGCTTGCCGCTTGTAACTGTGTCTGCAACGCTTGGTTAGACAACCCACCAAGGTTTTGGATAGCCGCTTCTTGCAAGCCACGTTCTTGACCGTAGTTCTGGTAAGCCAATTGACCTGCCGTGTCTGCCAAAGACTGAGCAAACTGGTTAGATGCTCGGTCTTGCAGTTGACCCATAGCGCCTGAGCCGTAGCGACCAGCCTGTGATGCGCCACTTGTAACACTTTGGATACCCTGTTGGAACTGGTCTTGTGCCGCCCTAGCCGCTGGTTGGAATGCGCCTTGGAAGAACGGATTGCCTCCCAAAAAAGCACCGCCAGCCGTTTGTGCTGTCATACCCATCGCAGGGTTAGTAGCCGCCCGACCATAGATGTCGCCAAATGCGCCCAATGCTGGGTTCATGGCAGTTTGCATTGCCCCAACAGTCTGCTGTGCGCCTTGCACCAATGGGCTACCAGCTAATGCCCGTTGTTGAGCCGCTTGCATACCCTGTTGAGTCATCTCCGATGGGCCAACGTAGGTTTGCCCAGGGTAGAACTGCACAGGGCCACCCTCGTACAGTCGCTGAGATTCTTGTAGACCGTACTCAACAAACGGTTTCATTGTTGGGTCTAGTTCAGTCTTTACGGTTTGAGTGCCGCCACTTCCGCCACCAGCCATTTATAGCTCCTTCGCCCAACTACGGGGCTTAAATCCCAATTCTTTAGCTATCCTGCTCCATGCAGGTCGCCATGAGTCAAATGTAATACGTTTGCATTGTGTGCGAGCAATATCCTCTAAGTCAGAGAACCATTGCTTAAGGTTTCCACCGAGATCGCCATACGCACACCAGACATGGAAATCCTCACCATTGATGTAACCAACCACAAACCCGATAATTATGTCGTTCTCACTAGCCATCCAGATGTTGCACTTATTCGCCATGACAGAGGCATATACATCCTCTGGTATCCAATCCTCTGGCGACTTGGCTAATATCTTGTTTAAGCCTTGCTTTAGGTACGGCCATGACCGTCTAAGTTCATGGGGTTGCACCAAGATATACATTAGCCCACCACCACATAAGCGTAGCTCTTATCAGCCACCAAGTTAGCAAAGTGAGAGATGGTAGCCTGACCGTAGGTCTGATATGTTGCATAAACATCTGAATATGCGTGTGGACTGATGTATTCAATTTTAGCTTTTGCCGCTGGGATTGACGGTCTCGGTATTAAAGCGTCCGCAGGGAAGTTCTCTAGGGTTACGTCTACGCTAGATACAGAGCCAGCAACCTCCACATAATCGTTTGCCTCTAGCTCAACATAGGCTGAAGCAATGCCGACAACGTGGCTAGGTTCTGTCGCTGACTTTCTTGCAGGCATAAAGAAACGTCTAGCACTGTTAATAATATCAATACCGTTTACCCGAAACCAAATGTCTGCGTACTGGGCATCATTATTGATATTTTGTAACTGAAGTGAAATTTCAACAAAGTACTTGCCAGCGTTCAGCACGTTAATCCTGCTTGTATCGCTAACAAATGTACCGCTACTTGTCACCGTTAGGTTCCACGCCACGACAGCAGTCGATCCTGCGCTAGGCGACAATTGATCGTTAGTGTTAGCAAATTCACCGTATGGAGACGTATCCTCAAAAGAGGATGCCGACTTTGGTAATAGAATAATCTTGCTGTCTGGGCTAATACGCTCGTCAAACAATGTCGTGCTTGTTGCGTTTCCGGTGGCTAATGTAATAGTGCCAGTACTGTTGATCTTGCCGTTTAAAACGCCGTTAACTACCTCAGAGACCTCTCGTAGAGTCCCTCCTTGTGGCGGTAGACGACGAAACATTAACGTCCACCCACGGGCTGTAATTCAAGATCAATAGCCATAACGGTTGTCCAGTTTCCTGTAGGTTTTACCCTAACTCTATGATAACGCCCAACCGACCTAAGCGAAACCCTATTCTCATCTGTAGCAGACACATCTGAGCCAAAAACCACATCTTCGTCTAACCGAAATCGAGAGGCTACCGCTATGTCAGCAGAGCCACCATCAATCTGTGGCCATGCTGTTTTGGCAATAGACTGCATACCTTCCTCAATATCGCCACTAATTAACTCTGGCTCCATCGGTGGGCCACCGAAAAGTATAATTCCACCCCCTCTAACGCCAGCGAACAAGGGTTTGCCACCCGCCCATAGGCGTGAGTCTAAAGACGCTGGTACGCCCTCTAAGCTAGTGTAGATGTCAAGTTGCTCTAGCGTTGTACCTACGGTTGCCGCACTAGAAATAAAGTTCACCGTTGTGATGGCATAAGACCACCGACTTGTCTGCCAGTTGTATGCAATGATGCTACGCCCACCGCTAGTGTTTGGGTAGCACCAAGCAACGATGTTGCGCTCTGGGTCGACAGCCGCTGACATCCTGTCAATATTGCCCTCATCCACATCATCGAAAAACCATCGGTTTACTTTCTCTGCACCTATCGGTGTTACGTTTTGGCCATCACAGACATAAAAACCATCGTCCGACAAGAAGAATGTAAGGCTACCTTTCTGGACAATACTGTTTGCCTCGTAGCATCCTAACGTTCTTGAAATAGCGTCGAACTGGAAGAACAATGGACTGCCAATGTAAGACATCCGATAGATGGCTTTCTCTAGCAAAATTAACCCAGACTCGCCACCAGTCACGCCTTGGATGTTGCCACCGTCGGCAATGTCTTGGAAGTCAGACTGAGATGTTGGCCCAGAAGTCCAGTTGGTCTCGTCGTTAATGTCTGACCAATACACCCTGTTTGGTTCTGAACTTTCATTGGCAGCGACCACAAAGTCCCTTACCACCGTCACAAATCTAGCCGAGGGTGCGGCAACGGCTAAGTCATCCCATGTCGTAGATGTACCGATAGTCCAAGCCTGCAGGGTGTTGTTGCCATTAGCACCGATAATTACCTTGCCGAATTGGACAAACTTCCAAGCAATGGCGCTAGCATACCCACCGACCTTAGACACATCGTCTAACCCCAAATCATTCGGGTCAAACTTAAATATCTTAGTGGCGCTGGGCGCAAACAACTGCACCGTATCACCAAACTTACCCGCAACAACGGTTAGCAGGTTCTCTGCCGCATTGTTAGAAAACACCTCAGCAGAGGGGAAAGCACCGTATCCGTTCATAACAGGGACAACATTCTTTGCCTTCGTTACCGCACCCGTAAGACCAGGTTGATCGGGCAACCACTCGCCTAGCACTAACCTTTTCGTAGCCATATATTTGTCCCTTGGGGAACTAATGTCCAGTTTTCGCCAACAATCTCTGCATCTATAACAAAGGTTGCGTTGCCGTTCATATTAGATTCCGTTGTAAATGTGACCTGAGTGTCAGCATCAACAAAGGCAAGTCCACTCATATCAGATGCGCCGACGAATATGCCGACAACATCCAGAGAAACTGTAGCGTCACCATCAACAGCCGCAGAAACTAACCGTAAGCGTATAGCATCTAAATCTACCGTGGCAGTTGCCGTGACAGAAGCAGAATCAAAAGCAATGCGGTTTGCATCTAAGTTAACGATAGCAACACTGCTTACACTTGCCTCTGCCATTGCTGTACGGAGAAAATCAGCACTAACGGAAGCATTGGCATTAGCAGATAGATCAACAAATACGATTAAAGTAGCAAGAACCTGTACGGAGCCAATAACATTAATGCTAGATGCCGATAAAAACCTAGCGACAGCATTTGCGTTAACAATTGCTTGTCCCGTTGCACTACCAGCTACTGAATCAATTGCTGGAAATGTCGATATTGGGCGAGTAGATAATGGGTTAGCTCCTAGCATGGCTTAACCCCAAACTCGCATTGGATAGGGTTGTGGGTCAATACTAAATGGCTCTAGTGGCTCTGCGTTTTCACCTGCGATTGCTCTCACGTTTACAAACCAACCCTCGTAAGGCACAGGCTCTGGTGGGTTCTCAGGGTCAACGATTTCCTGCGGCTCGTAGATTGTGCCGATGGTGTCAATGTTTGCAAAAAGAGGCTTCGACAAGTCAGGCACAAGGATAATAACTTCCCC